CGCCGAACACGGTGAGCGCTACGAACCTGTTTCTAGGTCTGCCCGAGAACGGTACGCGAAACTGCGGCATAGCCAAGGACGGCACCGGCTGGTATCTGATTCAGTGGCAGATGGACGCGGCCACTGCTCTGAGCGGTGCAACGCTCGGCACGGCATCGCTTGAGTTCAGCCGCATCAACGTGGCATCTCTTGGCACTGCAACGACTGTTTCCATTGCTGTCACCACCTGCTCAACGGCGGCATCCTGATGGCACTCGTAGTGGACGGCGGCGGGCTGGTGAACAAAAGCGGTTCCCTCGGCACGGGGGCGGCGTGTTGCTGCAATAAGTGCTCTGGCCCGTGCGACGAGGAGAACCCGTGCGGCGAAGGCTGCACGTGCATACAAGGGCAATGCTTTCCAAATTGTGCCTTGGTGGGCAACGGATGCCCTGAAGGATACGAATGTTGCTCGCAGTTAGTTGGAGTAGTCAACAATACAGCGGTGCTCGCAAACGTCTGTTTGCCGGTGTATCTAGATGGCCCAGAAGGGCAGTGCTGTTTCAATTTTGGTGCGAACTGCAATCCAGCTTCTAGGACGTTTGCTGACTGCTTTTGTACGCATCCATATCCATACAACAACGAAACCGTGTGGATTGCTGGCCTGTCGTGCGATGATCCTTGCGGCAACCCGTTCCCATGATTTCAGGTAACGCCAAATTGTTTGCTGCACGATGTTCCCAGCGTGGCTACACGCTGGACGAAGTGCGCGCCTGCATCGTCAGCCAAGACGGCGACCAGATCACGGTTGACGAGACGCACCCGGCGTACCCGCGCGAGCCGAAGCCGGGATTCGTGCCGCCACAAGCAATGGCCGCACAGCAACCGCCAGCACCAACCCACGGCCCCGGCGTGGAACTCAAGAAACTACTCAAGCTCATCGGCATCACGGCCACGCCCAACTGCTCCTGCAATGCCCGTGCCCGCAAGATGGACGAGGAGGAGGCCAAGGAACCCGGCTGGTGCACCGCCCACCTAGACGAGATCGTCGGCTGGCTCCGCGAGGAAGCCGAGAAGCGGAAACTGCCGTTCCTTGACGCTGCCGGTAGGGTGCTGGTTCGCCGTGCGATTTCCAACGCCCGCAGGGAGCAGGCCCGTGCCACGCAAGCCGCCACAGCCGAAGGCAGCGAAGCCACCTGAGTTCGACGCTTCGCCGCTCGACGAGGAAGACGACGCACCCGCTGGCGGCGGCATCCCCGATGACGATGGCATGGTGTACCTGCGGCGCTCGGTCAAGAAGCCGACGAAAGGAGCCAAGCGTGGGAAGGGCAAAGACAAGCCTGCTTGATGACGTGCTCGCGCGGGCGTCGAACAACCGGCCCGGCTTTCGCACTTGGTTCGAGCGGTTGCCCGCTGATGCCCAGGCGGAACTCGACGCGGTGCGGCAGTCGTTCAATCACAACACCCACCAGGCGAAGGGCTTCGCTTTGGCAATCATGGAGGCGGCGCAGGAACGTGGCTGGGAAACCGGTGGCGTTCAAGCCGTGATAGCGTGGCTGCAAAAAAGACGCTAGCCGCAAGCGTGGCGGCGAAACTCCCGCCACCGAAACCCGCTGCCGACGCGGAGCAGGTGACGCAGAGGCAGGACGGCGACACGCTTGAAGCCCGCAGCACGTCGCGGCGTATCAAGACCGTGGAAGATTTGCTGCGGCACATCGAAGCGGACATGAGCCGATTTGAGATCGCGGCCAGCGAAGCAACGAAGTGGGAGACGGGCGACGGCGACGGCGGGAGCATTGAGTTGCACCGCGTGTTCGTGCGGCTCAAGCCCAAGGGCGGGCCGACGACGATGGCGTGCGTCGAGGCGATGATCGACGCGGCGAAGAAGGAACTGCGGCGGCCCTTGACCAAAACTGTCAAGGCTCCCAAGCGTGACGGGCTGTGGCAAGTGTTGATTGTGGCCGATTGTCATTTCGGAAAGTATGCGTGGGGGCGAACTACCGGCGGCGATGACTACGACATTGACCGTGCCGAGCGGCTGGTCGGAAGCGCGGGCCGCGAACTGCTGGCGGTGGGAGATTCCCACAAGCCCACTCGCCGCACGATTGCGTTCTTGGGCGACCTCTTCCACTACGACACGCCAACGGGAACGACGACCAGCGGCACGCCGCTAGAGCGGGACGGGCGATTGCAGAAGATGATTCAAGTCGGCTGCGACACGTTGCTGGCGATTGTCGAGCGATCAGCCGAGACGACGCCCACCGACGTGGTGATTGTGAACGGTAACCACGACGAGGTGCTGACGTGGACTTTTCAACGCATCCTGCTGGAGCGGTTCCGCAACGATAAGCGGGTCACGGTCAAACGAGATTTCACGGGCAGGCAGTATCTCGCCGAGGGAAAAACGCTGCTCGGCTTCGCGCATGGTCACAAGGCAAAACGCAAACTGCCGCAGATCATGGCACTAGAGGCGGCGCAGCAGTGGAGCCAGTGCCCGTACCGCGAGTGGCACACCGGGCATTTCCATTCGCAGGCTGCGGAGTGGCAGCGACCGATTGAAACGCTCCAAGGCGTGATTGTGCGAACGGCCCCGGCCCTCTGCCCGCCAGATGATTGGCACTCCGTGAACGGATTCATCGGAAGTAGACAAGCGTGCGAAACCTTTATCTACAGCCCCGATGGTGGGCTGAGTTCTATGCACGTCAGCGAAGGGAAATCATGACACCGGCAACCGTTCACCCAACGTCGCAAGCGTTCTTTGACCTATGCGACTCGCTCAAGGAAATGCACCGCAGGAAATCAAGCGACTACGGCTGCCCATCGGGCACTGATCCGCTGGCAAACATCCGCAACGGTGCGAAGTTTGTCGGCATCCCAAGTTGGAAGGGCGCGATGGTGCGACTCTCCGACAAGGTGACGCGGCTGGCGTCATTCAACGTGACGGGGCGGCTAGAGAACGAGTCGCTTGAGGACAATTTATTCGACCTCGCATCGTATTCGCTTCTGGCACTTCTGTTGCACAGGGAGTCACGCGATGACTGACGCCAAGATTCCGTATACCGACGACGAGGCAGACGAAGCGTGGCTGTTTGTTGGGCGGTTCGGGCCGTCGAACTCATGGACTGCGACCAACGGCACCGCCGCACGCATGATCGGGCGTCTGCTGGAGGAGCGGGAGCGACTGACGGCGATGCTTGCAGCACGGGATAACATGATTCCGATACACAACAAAGACTTTGACCGCTTCATGTGAGCGCGGCGGCGGGTAGAGCAGCGTCGGTTCCCTTCCTCCCGACGCTGCTCCCCGCCGTTTTTAGTTGATCGCTGGCAGAATGTCGCACGGTGCCGGGCCGCGATCAGTCAGCCGACGATCCAGATACCATCGCTGCGTAATTCGCGGGCTGGAATGATCAAGCAGAGCCGTGGCATCGCCGCCCAACGCTTGAAAGTGCGAAGCCGAAGACCTTCTTAGTTGATGAAACGAAAGATGCCGACCACGCCCTAGCCCTGCCCTTGCAACAACGTCGGCGTAGTGCTTCCACAGGTGCGTGCGGCAGAGCGGCCACTGGAAAATTCTTTTCTCGCCGCACGCCTGCTGAACAAGACCGCACGTTCGGGCGGAAAGCGTGTAGAGTTTTTCGCGCTTTGACCCTTTGCGGTACTCGGCCAGCACAAGTAGGTGCGGAGTGACGAAATCCCCCGGCCTGCACTCCAGCACGGCACCGATTCGCTCTGCGGTTTCCCACAGCACGGAGATCAGAGCGGAAAACCAGACGCTGGCCGGGACGTGACCGATGCTGCCGCGTGTTGCAGCAGCCGAACGCATCAGCCCGTGGAGTTGCTCAACTGTCCACGCGTGCGGTATGCGGTCTGGCAACGGTGCTGGGGGGACGCACGGCATGGCGTCGAGAATTCGCCGCTCAAAAGCGAACCGCGCAAGCGACATTAGTTGCGTCCGCTCTTTCTCGGCAGTGTAGGGACTGCGTGTTGCTGCCCTGTGGTCGAGATACCGCGACACAACGAGGTCGGACAGGTCGTCAATCGTCGGTTCGTATCCCAACCACTTTCCGAATGCGCGGATTGTGCAGCCGTAGAGTCTGGTTGTATTGGTTGACCGCCCGCGCAACCGGAGCGGACGGTAGTAATCGTTGAACAGTGTCTGCAAAAGCATGGTGAACTCCTCCTCGGAGAGTAGGTCACGCTTCGTGCGTATGCGTCCCGTCTCTAGCGGGGAATCCTGTCCCCGCCATTCGACGCCACCCCTCCGACGTGGAGGGGTGGCCGTCTGTTTGTCTCGATACCACGGGAATCGGAACAATGCAAAAACCCCCCGATTGGATTTCGGTGCCGGTCGCAGCGGAAATGCTTGGCTGCACGGATGTTTGGGTGATAAAGATGCTCCGCTCTGGAACGCTTGAAGGGTTTCGCTTGAACGGGCGGGCGTGGGCCGTCAGCCGCAACTCGGTCGTGGCGAACCTCAAGGAATATCTGCACCGCGACCCGACGCTTTCGGGACGCAAGCGTTCAAAAATCGGATGACCCCACTTGTTTCCTATTGTCCGCATGTGTACGAATAGAGGTGAACGGCATGGAGAGCAAACCTGTGGTCTATTTCACAAGTGCGGAAGCAGCAGAGAAACTTGGTTGCTGCGTCAAGACCGTGACGCGAGCAGCGCGGCGAGTGAATCGCGGCGTGTTCGTCCACGGTGGCAAGCGGCTGGCCGCGTTGGCGGCGGCTGACCTGACCGCGTTGCGGTCGGCGATCAACGACACGGTTGGCAATCCCGATTGGATCGCCGCCGCGAAGACGAAGAGCCGCAAGCGGGCTTGACCCCTGTTCCCTACTCTATGGGGATTTTTCACTAGGGCAAAAAGTTGTTCGCCGCGTCCCGGTTTTCGCGGCAGCGACGGCTAACGCTTTGCGGTGCAAGTGTTTAGACGCCCGTGAAAACGCCCGCGAAAATACTTCTAGCCGATACTTTTTCTGCGTGCTCCACTCATCGCGGACTTTTTGCCCCCCGTCCGTGTTGTAGGAGGCCCTTATATATAAAGGGATTTGACGCCCCGGCGATGATTGGCGGCATGGCACGCACGATCATCCACGTCAACCAGCACGTCGTGAGGAAGAACGGCAAGACCGGTTCCCGCGATCCCTGCTTGACCGTGAAGCAAGGGCGGAAGAACACCTACGCGACCGCTGCGGAGGTGCTTGGCCCGTGCCGGGTCGTCTACTCCCCCGACTGCCCGCTTTCCTGCGGGGCAAAAGTCTGGATTGAAACGGATTCCGAGGTGCGGCTGGAGGGCGTCGCCCCGCCCCCCGGCTAAAAAGCCCTCGTTTCCCCCGCGAAAACCGCCCAAAAATAATTTTGGGTAAAGGTATTGACACACTCTGGACGAATGATAAAATACAGGGGTCAACGCGGCGGACACCGCGAGACGCCTGAAAACGGAGAACGAACGATGAACGCTTCAAAGACTTGGGTTGAACGGGCCACCGAAGACTTCCGGCTCGCGGGCTTGTGGCTGATGAAGGCCGAAGCGAATCTTGCCAAGGGCTACACGCTGCACCGGCTTGAGGAGAAGGTTGCGGCGCAGCAGGCTTGCGAGCGAGCCAAGAGGCGGTTGGCGAAAGAGATCATGGAAAGTACCGCCCGCTGATTGTTCGGCTACCCAACCCCGCCGCACAGTGCGCCGGGGTCTACGACTCAAGACACAAGGAGAACGAACGATGGCAACGATCAGCAACAACGACGGCTCCTGCAAGCAGCGGGTCTGCTTTGTTGACGGCAGGTGGATTCACTACAGCGAGATCATCGCCAAGACGAGCGAGCGGATTCTCGGTCTGCTTTCAGACGGCCACAAGACTCGCCGCTACCTCGGCGGCAGCATCGGCGGCGACGCGAAGTTCATCGATGCCGCCCTTCGCAGCCTTGCGAAGTCTAACCGCGTGGCGGCGTCGGTCGGCCCAGTTCTGAACTGCCGTCGCGGAAGGGTCTGGACTCTGCTTGATTGATTGTTCGGCTACCCAACCCCGCCGCACAGTGCGGCGGGATTCACGGACTCAAGACACAAGGAACACGACGATGACCAAGTACGTGACAACATTTGAGAAGCACGCCTCCGGCAAGGCGACGATCTACCGCGTTGGTGTGTGTGAGCGAGGACGACCGGGACTGTCGATGCAGCAAGAGTTCTACGGCCTCAAGAATAAAAAGCGTGCCGAGGATTATGCCGCGTGGCTTCGCCACTTGCTCAACCTGGAAGCCGCAGCGATGGCTTCGGCTAACTGATTGTTCGGACACACAACCAACGGAGGACTGACGATGGGACTCAGGATGACTTTGCAAGGTGCTCTGCTGCTGATCGACTCCGAGGCCCGCGAGTACCGCGTGGCCTACGCGACGGGCAACGGCGAGTGGGACGTGGTGGATCGCTTCCTAGCACTGAGCGACGACGCTGCCAATGCCTACGCGGAGCGGTACTTCAACGGCGACGAGTGGTACGTGCTGGACAGCACGGGCCGGAACATCAACGGAGGGGATCAAGAATGAAACCTCAGCAACTCATGGCGACGGGCGAGTGGTCACGCAGTGGCGAGTGGCCCGGATACGCAGGGGATGGGCCACGCTACGAACACGGCACGCTGGATATCGTGCTGCAAGGTTTCGCAACGCATCGCAACTCGCGGCGGCGGGCAGGGCGTGGAATCACTAAGGTGCGTTCGTGGGTGCTGACCGTCAACGGGCAGCCGGTGTCGCGTGACTCGCGGTTTGCCCTGCTCGCGAATCAAGCCGCAGTGATTGCCACGAACTCCGCCACCGGCTGCAACAACGCGACGGTCGTCACAGCACGGCAACGGCAGGAGGTGCGGTCATGAGCAACACAACCCTGCACCGCGTCTGCTGGAGTTGCCCCGACATGGGCAACCGGCAGGAGTGGTTCACGACGTGGAACAAGGCGATGTCTTTCGCTCGACGTGAGCGAATCGCCGACAACGCACACTTCGATCAAGTCCAGATACCGAAGACCCGGCTCGGCTTGTGCGAGTGGCTGAACATAAACTGCAACACGGCCAATGGGTGACGCTATGCAAACCTTTCTCCCCTATCCATCGTTCCGCGACTCGGCCCGGTGCCTCGACGTGAAGCGGCTCGGCAAACAGCGCGTCGAGTGCAAGCAGATTCTGCTCGCGCTCGGCGTGCCGGTTGGCGAGCATCAGCCGAAGCGGTCGTCGTGGCTGAATCACCCGGCGGTTCAAATGTGGCGACGGCATGAGTTGTCGCTCGCCCTCTACGGGCAAGTGGTCTGCCGCGAGTGGCGTGAGCGTGGCTACAAGGACACGCTGCTCGACCAGTTCAAGGCGGCGTACGATTGGCTTCAAGAACTTCGGTGGGATGCAGACGCCGGGCGATACGTGTACGGCGTCAACGGCCATATCACGTATCCCAACTGGATCGGCTACGACGCCTTCCATGCCAGCCACCGCAGCAACTTGCTCCGCAAGGACGCCAAGCACTACGGTCAGTTCGGTTGGCAGGAGCCTGCCGACCTTCCGTACTGGTGGCCGGTCGAGAAGGGGGTGGCGGCATGAAGATCAATTGGAACAACGCTATCGTGGCCCTGACGCTGGTTCGCTTCGGGCAGGAGTTGGGCACCGGGGGGCGGCTGGCCCCGATTGTGGCAGAGGCCATCGACGCCGCCCTGCGGCTGATTGGGGGGCTGCGATGAAACCCCCAAAAACACCGGGGAAAACGGGGTAAAATTATTTTGAATAAACCAATTGACACGAAACGGACGATAGGTATAATAGTGGCATGACGCGGCGGACACCGCGACTAAGACTTTCAAACGGAGAACTGAACGATGAACGCAAACGAAATGACCTTCGGCGTCGAAATCGAAACCCACATGCCCGCCGGTTCGGTTGCCCCCGGCGTCCACGGCAACGGCCGTCAGGTGGAGTGGCTGCCCGCTGGCTGGCTGGCTGACGAAGACCCCTCAATCATTGTCCCGTCCTACAACCGCGTGCCGTGCGAGTTTGTTTCGCCGATCTTGAAGGGTGCCGAAGGCCTTCGCCAGTTGTGCGAAGTGGTTGCTGAAATCAAGCGTCGCGGCGGGCAGATCAACGCTTCGTGCGGGCTGCACGTCCACGTCGGCTACGACCAAACGAACACCGCCGCAGTCGGCCGGTTGATCTCGCTGGTGGCAAACCACGAAAAAGCACTGTACGCGACGACCGGCACGCGTGGCCGCGAGCAGGGCAACGGAAGCCGTCGCGGGACGTGCTGGTGCAAGTCGATCAAGCAGTACGGCAACAAGAACAACGCACAGCGACACGCCAGCCGCGACCGATACCACCTCCTGAACCTTGTCACGCGGAAGCCGACCGTCGAGTTCCGCGTGTTCGGTGCCTCGCTCAACCCGGTGAAGGTGGCCGCGTACGTTCGGCTGTGCGTGGGGCTGTGCGAAAAGTCGCTGGTCACCAAGAAGTCGGCCGCGTGGGTTGCTCCTCGCAAGGCCGACTCCCGCTGGAACCACTACTGCCGCGCAAACGCTGGCGAAGGCTTGATCGAGGTCACGCGGTTGCTCTACGCCATCGGCTGGAGGACGCGGGTCGGCGGTCAGCAGAAGTTCGGCGTGATTGAAGGCGAAGGCGTCCCGTCGCTGGATGCCGCCCGCAAGGAACTGGCCCGCCTTGCCGACAAGTACGACGCCGCCCCGGCGGTCTGATTGTTCGGCTACCCAAACCGGCGGCAATCGTGCCGCCGGTCAACACCCTCAAACACAAGGAACGAAATCATGTGCGGAATCTTTGGATACGTTGCGAAGAACGACAGGCCGGTGAGCATGGGAATCCTTCGGCAGATTGCCGCGACGACGGAGACGCGAGGCCCGCACGCGTGGGGCATGGCGTGGGTTGGAGCGAACGGCAAGATGCGTTCGTACAAGCAGACCGGGCGAATCGTGGACGCGTTGGCTTTGCTCTCGATGGCGAAGGACGCGCGGCTGCTGATTGGGCACTGCCGGTGGGCGACGCACGGCTCCCCCGACGACAACACGAACAATCATCCGCACGACGGCGGCGATTCGTGGGTTGTTCACAACGGAGTGATTGGGCACTACCGAACGCTGGTGGCGAGGCACTCGCTGCGGATGCACACCGACTGCGACTCCGAGGTGCTGGGGTTGATGCTTCAGAAGTTCCCCGGCAAGCCGATTGCCCGCGCAGCAAAAACGGCCCGCGAAGCAATGGGCGACTCGCCGTTTGCGATGATGGCTCTTTGGCCTGACAGGTTGGTAGCCGCCCGTGCGAACGGCCAGCCGCTGCACGTTGGAGAAACGCCCGACGCGTACTATCTCGCGTCTTTGAAGCCGGGACTGCCGGGCTGTGTGTCGGAGTTTGTCAGAGACGAAATTGTGGAGTACGCGTGATGCTACCGCAGGAGTTCATCATCAACCGGATCGAACGGCTGACCGGCAGCGTTGACTGCAAACGTCAGTGCGATTTCAAACGGTTCGCCGAAGACGTTTTTGACGACGGTGCATTTGTCGCACTGGAACACGGGGCACTCGACGCCATCGGCTTCGATGGCTCCGGTGGACTCCAGAAGCGCGGAACACTTCGGGCAATGGTAGGTAGCGATTGGTTCAGTCATGCGGGCAGTATACGCACCGGCACCGGCAACCCCCAAAACACTGGGGGAAACGGCCCGAAAATAATTTTGAATAAACCTTTTGACACACACTGGACGATAGACTAAGATGCTTGTACGACGCGGCGGACACCGCGGCCAAGAAACGAAACGGAGAACACGACCATGGCCCGCAAAATCAAAAACCCGGTAGTTGTGACGCTGACCCGTGCCAGAGCGGAGGACTTGTACTCCGTGCTCTGCCGCAGCGGCGACACTCGGCTCATCAACCTCGTCGGCAAGGAGATCGACGGCCAAGCGGGCCGCTACGTTGTCCTCTCGCTGTCGCGCAAGGACGCACTGATGGCACAGGGCAAGGCGCTCAACGACGTGCAGCCGGGCGGCAACCGAACGCTGACCATCCGCTACTACACGGCGATTGAAAAGGCTTTCCTCGACGCCTACACGGCTCGCCTTCGGGCCAGCGTTGGCGAGTGATTGTTCGGATACGCGACTTGCGGCCCGGCCACGTTGGCCGTACCGCTGGACTGATTGTTTAGGTTCTTAAACTCTTGAACGGAGACGACGACAATGGCTCACGAAATTGACTTCTCGACGCAGGCCCAAGGCTCGGCGATGTTTGCCTACCAGCCCGCATGGCACGGTTTCGGCACGGTAGTCTCGGAGGCACAGACCAGTGCCGACGCGCTGCGGATTGCCGGTCTTGATTGGGACGTGCGGCTGACCGACCTTGCCGCGATCATGCCCGACGGCACGCACCAGCAGATCGACACGCACCGGGCGACGATGCGGGCCGACACAGGCAAGGCTCTCGGTGCGGTGGGGTTGCGATACCAGCCGCTCCAAAACCGGGAAGCGTTCAACTGGATGGACGAAGTGGTCGGCGGCGACGAGTCGCTTGCAATGTGGCACACCTGCGGCTCGCTGCGGCAGGGCCGCAAGGTTTGGATGTTGGCGAAGATGCCCGGCCACGTCGAAGTCACCGACCGCGACGTGCTGGAAAAGTACGTGCTGATCACGAACAGCCACGACGGCACCGGGGCGGTGCGGTTGTTCCCGACGAGCGTGCGTGTGGTCTGTGCGAACACGCTGCGGCTGGCTATCGGGATGGCCGACCGGGCAAAGAACTCCGACGGGTTGCCGCTCGGCCTCAAGTTGTTTCACACGGCGGGCGGTTTGTCCCGCCGCGTGGAGAAAGCCCGCGAGTGCCTTGGCGTGATTGCCAACGCTCACGAAGGGTTCGGCCTTGCGGCTCGGCAGATGATGGCGCAGCAAGTCTCGTCGCAGCAAGTCGGCGACTACTTCGGCACGCTGGTGGAAAACCGCAGCGACCGCAGCCGGGGCAAGGTGCTGACTCAGTTGTGGGATCGGTTCGCCTTGCCGACGAACGAGGGCGGGCACGGTGCCAACGTGTGGACGGCATACAACGCGGCGAGTGAGTGGGCTGACCACGAACTCCGCGTGACCGGCAAGGGTGATGTTCGTGCGGAGCGGAAGTTCCGCAGTGTGTTGTTCGGTTCGGCTCACTCCTTCAAGGAGCGGGCTTGGGCTAACGCGATGGAGATGGCGGTCTAGTCCCCCGTCAGACGCCGCGCAAGCGGCAGTCACCGGGGCGGGCGGTTACTCCGTTCTCCCGCCCGCCCCGGTTCTTTTTTTCAAACGAACGGCACAGGAGGACAAACGATGGACAAAGGAACGACGGTTTACCAAGCGTATATGTGCGTTTCACCGGGGGAGTTTTGGATCAACGATGGCACCGTGACCGGCATCGTGTCTGACGGTGTGCCGCTGGTGCTTCACGGCGGCGTGATGGTGCCGCTTGACGCGACGTGGCACCGCACCAAGACCGAGGCGAAGCGTGACGCACAGGCGCAACTGGTGCGGCAGATCGGCAGGCTGCAGGCCAAGGCCGACGCGCTGCACGACGAGATTCTCCACGAAGTACTGACCACCGAGGAGGTGGCGGCATGATCACGGCAGTCGAGGTGCCCGACGCGGACGGGGAGCCGGTGAAGGTGCTGGTTCGGTACACGGTCAACGAAGCCGAGCCAGCCTGCTACCGGGACTCGAACGGCGACGGGCACCCCGGCTGGCCGAGGTCGGCAGAGTTTGTTTCTGCGACACCGTGCGACGAGTGGATCACGGCATGGATTGAAACGCATTGGGACGACATCGAGCAGGAGGTACTTGAAAATGGCATGGCATGATTCCTTTGATCGCATGAAAATGAGGCCGCACGTTCTGGTCGTGTGTCCGCAGGCCGTCGCTCCCGCGTGGGCGAAGGTGGTGGCGGGTGCAGCACGCGGCGACTTTAAGCCGTGGCGGCATCAGAGCGAGGCGGCGGCGTGGGCCGCGATCCGGCACGCGTCGATGCTGGCCCTCGATATGGGGTGCGGCAAAACCTTTTGTGCGCTCTTGGCCCTTGGGTTGATGGCGATTGGCAAGAGCCTTGCCACGGTGCTGATTCACAACGGGGCGTCGAAGCAAAGGGCCGAAAAACTCCAGCAGGCTTTGCAGACGGCGGGGAACCAGACGCTGATCGTCGTCGTGAATTACGACTCGGTGTGGCGTGGCGAGTTGGGCAAACTGATTGAGGGCACGAAGTGGGCGGCGATTGTGCTGGACGAGTCGCACAGGATCAAGTCACCGGGCGGCAAGGCGAGCCGGTGGCTGGCACGGCTGGCGGCGAAGCACCCGCACGCGAAGCGGCTTTGCCTCACCGGCACGCCGATGCCGCACTCGCCGCTCGACCTCTATGGGCAGTTCCGATTCCTTGACGGCAACGTGTTCGGTTCGTCTTACACGCGAATGCGGGCACGGTACGCCGAGTGCGACGTGCGGTTCCCCAGCAAGGTGAAGAAGTGGAGGAACCAAGACGAACTGGCAGCGAAACTCGACGCCCATTCGTGGCGAGTCACCGCCGACGAAGTGCTCGACTTGCCCGATGCAATCCACGACACGATCCCGGTGCCGCTGTCACCGGCAACGCTGAAGTTCTACCGGTCGCTTGAGAAAGAAATGACTGCCCAAATCGAAGCGGGCACGGTCACGGTCAGCAATGCGCTGACCAAACTGCTGCGGCTGCAGCAGGCGACCGGCGGGTACGCCCGCACCGAGGAAGCGGGCACGGTGTTGATCGACGGGATGCCCACGAAGCGGGCCATCCTTGAGGATCGTCTCGACGACCTTCCCGTGACCGAGCCGGTGGTCGTGTTCTGCCGGTTCCGCTCCGACCTTGACGACGTGCAGGCTGCGGCCCGCACGTTGGGCCGCGAGTATGCGGAGGTGTCGGGCGAACGGAAAGACCTTGAACGCTGGCAGGCTGGCGATGCCACGATCCTTGGCGTGCAGATTCAATCGGGCGGCGTCGGCATCGACCTGAGCCGCGCGGCGTACGCCTTCTACTACTCGCTTGGCTTTTCGCTGGGCGACTACGAGCAGAGTCTTGCCCGGCTGCGGCGACCGGGGCAGACGCGGTGCGTGCGGTACTACCATCTGGTGGCGACCGGCACGGTTGACGAGCAAGTGTACGCGGCACTGAGGGAGCGTCGAAGCGTTGTCGAAGCGGTGCTGCGGAATCTTTCGCCGAGAACGGAGAGTGTGGCATGAGCATTGAACTGGAGATTGCAGGGCAGATCGAAGACAGCCAGCAGTTGGCGAAACTGCTGGAGCGTGTGTCCGAGTTGCAGGCTGAGAAAGACCGGCTGGCAACGGAGGCGGCGCGCGTGAACAAGTCGTTGAAGGATGCCGAACAGTTGGCGGTCGAGCGGCTTGCCGTGTCGGGCCTCGACGGCGTGCGTGCGGCGGGGAAGTCTTGGTTTGTCCGCGAGTTCTTTTCGGTGTCGGTTCCGACCGCGAACCGGGAAGCCGTGGTCGAAGCGGCGAAGGATGCGGGGTTGGAAGACTTGATTGCTGTGAACACATCCACGCTCAAGGCGTGGCTGATAGAGCAGCGGGCTGCGGAGGGCGACGCCGCGTTGGCGGATGGCACTCCGTTCGCAGGGTTGTTGACTGAGTTTCGTGAAATGCGGCTGTCGCATCGCACGTTGGGTTGATTGTTCGGGTATGTTTCCATTTCTTGAAAGGAAGTAAGTTATGACTCCGACAAGTGAGATGATTACGGGTTCGGCTGGCAGCAAGTTTCTCGCGCTGCGGCCCGACTCCGACGTGCGTGAAGCACTGATGGCAAACCTTGGGCCGGGCGAGACGCTTCTGGCGTCCGACTTGCCACGGGTTTCGACGCCCGCCGCGGGCGGCAAGGTGTGGAGTTGGACGGACTCTGGCAACAACGAGCAGAGTGCCAAGTCCATCGACGGCATCCTCGTCTACTACGGTGTGCGTGGCACGCTGTGGGGCAGCGAGGAGCCGCAGGGCAAGGCGTCACCGGTGCTGGTGTCCTACGACCTCATGAACGCTGTGAGGGTCAACGAGGACATCGGCGACCTTGACGCAGAGGTGCTGGAGTCGTGCCGCACGGGCGACCGCACCTACGACTGGACTCGCCTGCCGTACAACCAGTACGGAACGAGCAAGTCCGGTCGCGGGAAGCGGTGCAAGGAGTCTCGCCTGCTGGCGATTCTCCGAGCCGACGAAGCGTGGCCGCTGCTGGTGACGGCTGGCCCCGGTTCGCTGAAGACCGTGACGCCATTCGTGAAGCGGCTCAGTGTGCCGCACTACCGGGCGGTCGTGAGCCTCACGCTCGACAAGGTGGAGAACGCGGGGGGCCAGCCCTACTCGCAGATCGTGCCGAAGTTTGTCGGCTCGATCACGAAGGAAGAAGGCGACATCGTGCGGAGGCTCTACACCGAGCCGCTGTCTCGCGTCGCCGCGCAACTCGACGTGCCGCAGGATGCGGCCTGAGAACGGATGCTCGTCGGTTCGCCCCCGCGTCGCGTGGAGACGCGGCGCGGGGGCATCTTTTACACACACGAAACACGGAGGCAGGATGGATATGGCTACGCATCATGGGGTCGCCGCGCTCGCGGCGACATACGCCGCACGCGGCTGGAAGATCGTTCGGCTGTACGGTTCGCCGTCGCCGGGGGTTTGCACTTGCTGGAAGGGCCGGGACTGCGGCACGCCGGGGAAGCACCCGCAGGGCGAAGCGTGGCACCTGAGTGCCACCGATGACGAGGAAACGGTGCTGTCGTGGTTTGAGGCGGGCACGCCGGTGAACATCGGCTTGCTGCTTGGCCCGGCATCCGGTGTCGTGGACGTTGAACTTGACGGCGACGATGCGAAGGCGGCGTGGGCTGCTCTTGGCCTTGGCGAAATCTGGACGCCGACTTACACGGCAGGCCGGGGGCCTCATCGGCTGTTCCGGTGGGACGAAGGATTGCCCGCCACGGCGGTGCGGAAGGTCAACGGCATCGAAGTGCGGATCGGCAACGGCGGCGCGGCGGCGCAGTCGGTCATTCCCCCGTCGGTTCATCACACCGGAAAAATCTACGAGTGGGTGCCGGGAATGAGTCCCGACGACGTGGAGTTGCAGCCGCTGCCTGAGAAGTTGGTCAACTTACTTTGGAACGACGACGGCACGGGGCAGCGGATCGGCACGGGGCGAAAGCCCGCTCGGGCGTTGCTGCACGAACCGGTGAAGGAAGGCGGCAGGAACGAGGAGGTGTATCGCTTCGCAGTCCGCGAGGCGTTTCGTTCGGGGCCAGACCTTGACGACCAGACCGAGCAGCAGGATTTGCTGGCGAAGATTCGGATGCTCAACACGGTGCAGTGCAAGCCGCCGATGGCCGACGACGAAGTGGTGGCGATCTTCCGGTCGGCGATTGGGTACGTTCGCAAGACCCGTTCGGCTGGCATGGATCAAGCAGCGGCGATTGCTCACGCCGAGGCAACCAGTGCGAGGGAGTGTGCGAAACTCAAGCCGATCAAGGCAGACGCGGCTAACAGCGGGGTGCGGCTGTTCACGGCAACCGGGCTGTCCTTCACCCCCATCGTGCCAGACGCTGACCCTGAGTGGGGGCCGGGCGAGTGGCGGCTGACGGTCGTGCACTCCGACCCGCTGGAGTACCGGCTGCACGTTCCGGCGTGGAAGCAGTGGACATCGAACGGCACGGGCAACATCTCGCTTTCGGTTGACCAGTACCGCAGTGCCACGAAGGTGGCGGCGGCGGTACTGAGTGCGACCGGCGTGGTGATGCTCGACAAAAAGCCGGGCGATTGGAAGCGGATTTGGGACGGCGGCTACAAAGTCAAGAACAAGCAGGGCGACGCGACCGCCAAGACTCGAACCGCCGACGGAGTGAAGGCAAAACTTCTCGACAACGTGGAACACGAATGGCCGGGAGCAAGTAGCCTGCGGTACGTGCTTCTGGCCTCATGGCTCTATGACCGGCTGGCGCAGGCATCCCAGCCGTCGGACGATGACTTGCCCGACCCGACCGGGCGGGCGGCGTGGCGGCAGGACGGGACGCTCTGGTTCGGCTGGGGCAAAGTTTGGGAGGACATCGAGCGGCAGCACCGCGTCAACGACGGCGAGAGGCTTGCCCTCAAAAGGCGTCTATTAGCCCGTCTGGAGGGCGAGAAGGATTTCCGGCACACGGAACACAGGCACCTCGGCGGTGCCCGCAAATCGTACGTGGTGTGGACGCAGCGGGAGTTCGCGGTGCTGGAGGAGATTGCGACGATGGATGCCACGCCGCCGCAGGGGGCCGACGCCTGATCCCTACTCTATGGGGATTTTTATCATGCCTAAAAAGTTGTTCGGAGCCGCTCGGTTTTCCCGGCAAGGTGCGATCCGTGCTTGTTTTTACGTGGTGAAACGTGCCGCGAAAACCGCCGCGAAAACTTTTCTGCAAGAGGGTGTTTTCTCGAATCGTCGTCAAACGGTGGGTCGGAGTGCCCGTGTTACGGATCAACGCGGACTTTTTACCGGCGTCGGAGTTTTTCTGAGGCCCAATTATAAGAAGGGTGTTTCGTGCAAATCGCCAGACTGATCGGTGCCGCCGGGAGCGGCAAGACAACCGAGTTGCTGAACATCATGGAGGCGGCGTTGCCCAAACTGGGGAACGACCCGCTGCGGCTGGGCTTCGCATCGTTCACCCGCGCGGCCCGTGCCGAGGCGGTGAGCCGGGCGGCAGCGGCGTGGGGAGTTCCGCACACCCTGCTCGACGGCGACGGCTGGTTCCGCACGGTTCACTCCACCGCGAAGCGGTGCCTCGACGTGGGGCAGGGCCAACTGATCGGCAGCAAGGCGGCCGACGTGGAGTGGATCAGCAACGCTCTCGGCGTGCGGGTCTCGACCAGCATTGACGAGGACACCGGGCGGCAGAAGTTTGTCGGTGGTCAAGAGGGGGCGGCACTCAACGCGTGGGATCACGCCCGCAACACGCTCTTGCCGCTGGCCGAAGTGGTGCGGCGGGCGCGGCGGCTGGACGACGACGTGCCAGACTATGCCGCCGTTGTTCGGGTAGCCGAACGATACGAGATGGCGAAGCGTGTCGGCGACCGGCTCGACTTCTCCGACCTCCTGCTCCGCTTCACCGGGCTACGCGTGGACACGACCGAAGGCGTGAGCCGCGTCGAACCGGAGGGCTACTTGCCGCCGGTATCGGCGTGGCTGTTTGACGAGCAGCAGGATGCCTCGCCGCTGCTCGACGCCGCCTGCAAGCGGCTGGTATCGGCACCGACGGTGCGGTGGTGCTACGTCGTGGGCGATCCGTTCCAAGCGATATTTGGATTCGCCGGGAGCAGTGCCGAGTGCTTCCTTGGCTGGCCTGCGGAGAAGGAAAGGACAATGCCGAAATCGTACCGCTGCCCGAAGCCGATTTTGGAACTTGGCGAACGGTGCCTGCGGCGGATGCACAAGGGGTACTTCGACCGTCGCGTATCTCCTGCGGATCACGAAGGGCAAATCTTCGACACCGAGACAGAGGTGCCGCTGTCGCGGGCACGACCCGACGAGGATTGGCTGTTCATCGCCCGCTCGAACTTCGACGCGGGGCGGCTGCACGCTTCGCTCAGTGCGGCGGGCAAGCCGTCGCGGTGGGTCAAGCAGACAGACGGCTCGACGGTTCGCGGGCAGGGGCTTGCCGCGCTCTACGCGTTGGAGAAGGGCAAGCCGGTGAGCGGCGTTGCGTGGGGTCGTGCGATTGAGTTGCTGCCCACGATCAACAAGCACAAGGAGCCGATGCTGTCTCGCGGCATCAAGACCGGATGGGCGAGGCAGCACGCCAGCAAGATGGACGTGGTGTTTCCGAACGAGTTGGAGAAGGTCGGCGCGACCGCACCTTTGATCGCCAGCATCCGCAGCGGTGCGTGGTGCGGGCTGGTGGATCGTGCGGAAGGCTGGCGGCGGCACGCTGAACTGTGGGGCGAGGAACTGGCGTCCAACTCCCGCATCCGCGTGGGCACGATTCATTCGGTCAAAGGGATGGAGGCCGACAACGTGGCCTTGCTTACGACGGTTGCCAAGCGTGTAGAGCAGGGCCGCGATGACTGCCCCGCACAACATGACGAGGAGTGCCGGGTGGCCTACGTCGGCGTGACGCGGGCACGGCGGAATCTGTACATCGTCAACGAGGGGCGGCACGGCAAGCCGGTGCCCCGCATGGAGGTACTGTGATGCTCAACCCTGCAATCGCCGGGGAGTCTTGGGAGCAGGAGTTCGTTGCTCTCGCAAAGGGCAACGGCCTCAAGGCGAGACGCGTGCCCGGCTGCCGACCGCACGACGCGGTGGTGAACGGGCTGAAGGTGCAATGCAAAAACATTACCAGCGACGCCGACGGTCGTATTCGCGTGGGCAAGTCCTACGGCAAAGGCGGCACGCGGCGGTATAAGCGAACGGACTTCGATGTGCTGGCAATAAACTTTAAGGGCACGCGGCTTTTCATTCCGGCACAGATGCTATGCGGCTCGCGTGGACGCTGGCCGAACAGCATTGTGGTTCGCCGCTACTGGCGATGCCGAGACAACTGGGCCGTTTTCACGACCGGCGGCAGTTGCGAAGAGGCGATCCAGCAAACGCTGTGGGAGGGCTGCGCATGATCGTCTTTCACCCACACCCCGAACCCTGCTATCGCTGCGAGGCAACGGCATGGGAAGCAATCGACACCCGCATGGTGCGGGAGCGTGGCCGCAGCGTGCCGCACGACGTGGTGGAGTGCTGCTTCTGCGGCGTCATGGTGCTGGCCGCAGCCGCACCCCGGCCCGCCGTGGCAGAGCCGCAGGCCAACCGGCCCGAGTTCCGCTTTCAGTTCGGGCGGTTCGAGGGCATGACGTTTGCCGAGGCTGACGGCGAGACAAACGGGCGGGCGTACCTTGAGCATCTGCGGGACACGAACGAGAAACTCCGCGACCGGATCGCGGAATACCTGACGGCGGCTACCGCTTGACAGGTCTGGTCAGGTGGCCGCATGAGCGTTGCCACTCTCGCCCGCAAGCCGCAGGGCCACGAAGACGAATTACACGACGGCGAGAATCCGTTCTCGACCAACAAGGTCACGGGGCACAGTCTCAACTTCCCGATCATCGGAACGTGCCGCCCGACGACGGTCTGTGCCGATACGTGCTACTTCGCTGCCGGGCCATCGACGTGGCGGCAAAGCCTCGACAAGCAGCACCGGCTGCTCAACTCCCTGCGGGCTGACCCCGCACGGCTTGCCGCCCGCATCGTTGAGTGGACGCAACGGCTGCGGCTGACGTTCGTGCGGTGGAACGGGGGCGGCGACTTGGTGGAGGAAACGCCCGCGTGCATCGCGGCGGTTGCGAACGAACTGCCGTTCATGCCGCAGTGGGTCGTGACGCGGAGGCCAGAGTTGGCTGCAAAGATAACGCCCGCACGAAACGTGTTCGTTCACTTCTCCGTAGACAAGGCATCATGGGCAAGGCTGGAAGAGTTTCGCGGCATCGCTCCCGCTGGCTTGCAGTGGTTTCATTCGTACCAATGCGACGACGGCGAGGTGCCGCCAGCAGCGATAGCACCGGTCGTGTTTCGCAACAAATATGACCTTGACGGATCGGCCCCCATCGAGGACGATTGCCCCCTTAACTTGAACGAGTCGATTGTTCGGGTATGCGAATCGTGCCGCCGCTGCTTCAACGGCGACGCCGTAAAGAGGGCAAAGGAATGCCGCTAGAGTCCGCTATCGTTGCGTCGATTGTTCGGCTAGCAAAACAGCAAGGCTGGTGGGTCATGAAGATTCACGGCGGGCCGTACCAGTTGGCGGGCGTGCCAGACTTGTTGTGCCTGCAGCACGGGCGTGCGGTGTTCCTTGAGGTGAAGCAGCCGGGGAAGAAGCCCACCGAGATTCAACGCAGGCGGATGAACGAGATTGAGACACAGGGAGGAGCCGTGTGTCACGTTGTCACAAGCAAGGAGGAAGCAGATGCGTGCTTACGAACTGACCCGAAAGGTGGCTGTTGGCCCGCTGTCGATCAAGTTGCGGATCGACGCTGACGAGTCGCAGTGCGACCACTGCCAAGAGATGGCAGACGAGATCGCCATGCTGGTATCGACCCTTGCCACCGACGAAGACGAGCCGCTGGTGCTTGCCGAAAAGATCATGAACATCTTCGCCCCGATCACTTCAGTCGAGGTGACCGATGACGAAGGCAACGGCGGGGTGGTGCGTCAATGACAATCGAACAAGTGGTATGCGTCTGTCTTGGTGCGGTGTTTCAGACAGGATGGTTCCTGCTTGGCATCGCGGTAGGGGTGTCGTTCTCTCGAAGGGAAGCGAAGAATGTCAGCAGCAACAAAGACTCAAAAGATTACTGGCACAACATTGAACGCCGGTGAAGTGAAAGCGGCCTTGCAGTTGGTCAAGGACGCGGTGCCAACGCGGACGCCGAACGCGGTGCTGTTCAACGCACTGATCGGCGGCGGGTTCGTGACGACGTGCGACGGCGACCTTCGCGTGACGGCACCGCTGGATGGCTTCAACGCGGCACCGATGCTTGTGCCGCACGCGCGGCTCATGGCGATCTTGAACGCGGCGGGGTCTACGAACGTGACGTTCACCGGGCGTGATACTTCGTGCACCGTTGCGGCTGGTGCGGGGACGTGGACGCTGCCGACCGAAGACGTGGCGGCGTATCCGGCGTGGGACGTGACCGGTGCAAAGCCCCTGCCCCGCATCCCTGCTGACCAGTTCGTGCGTGCGGTCAACTCGGTCGTGTCTGCGGCAGACGATGCCAGCAACCGGTTCGCTATGGGCGGCGTGCTGATCGACGTTCACGAAGACACCGTGACGTTCGTGGGTACGGACGGGCGGCGGCTTTCCACTGCGGAGATCGAGCACGACTTCGCCGTTGACGATTCGCTGACGCTGGTTCCGGTGCGGGCCATCAAGGCTATGGCGAGGATCGCGGCCATGTGCGGCGACGAAGGCTCGGTGCAGATGGAGGCGACGAACAATGAGGTCGTGGCGTCAATCGGTCGCATGACCGTGACCGCCCGGCTGCTGGGTGGCAAGTTTCCGAACTGGCGGAACGTCGTGCCAGAAGGCGGGGCCGACCCGACGACCGTAACGATTGACGACTTGCTTGGGGCAACGCGTGCCGCTGCGATTTGCACCAGCGATTCGAGCCGGGGCGTGGTGTTCACGTTCACGGACAATGCCGTGCTGCTGCGGGGGCAGAGTTCGGAGGCGGGGCAGTCGGAGGTTTCGTGCCCGCTGGTGGAGTTTGGTGCGGAGTGTACGGTCAAACTCGATCCGGCCTACGTCAGCGAATGGCTGGCCGGGTTGCCCGCCGACGGCGAGCCGACCGTCAGCGTCGTGACGCACGGCAGCGGCGGTGCGTTCATCATGCGAACTGATTGCCACATGGGGCTGGTGATGCCTCTTGAGTAGTTGTTTGGGTTCCCGTTCTTTTCATCAAGGAGGATGCGATGCGTTTTGCTTTTGCTCTGCTGATTGCTTCGGTTGCCACGTTTGCTGTGGCTGATGGCACGGTTGTTGTTCGTCGCGGCGGCTCTGTGATTACCGCGCAGGATCACGCGACGATCATTGCCCGCCGTGGCTCACTGGTTCACAGCCAGTGCAGCCAGACGGAGGGGATCGGTATGGGCAGCACGCCCGAAGCAGCCCGCCGCGCGTGCTGCTACTTCGGTCGGAAGACGATCATCGAGGAGGGCATCGCCTACTCCCCGGTTCGTCGCATGTACTTCGCGGTGATTCGCTACCGCTAGCCCGCCCG